CTAACGATATTAAAACTGCCGGAGTACCAGCCTTTGATGAAGCTCCCGGGAGAATAAGAATAAGATTTTTTTACGTTTCAGGGACAGGAAAGTTTTCAAGAAGAGCATTCTTCTTTTCACTTTTTGCTTTTATAGCTGTGGTATATGTGATCATAAGCATGGCTTACCCGGCGCGCTTTAGCGAAGGAGTAGCGGCTTTTATTTTAGGATGCAATACAGCTTTCGGAATAAACTATTACAAGAACGAAAAGCAGAAGAATGTCGTACAATGATATTACTAAATCAAACGCTTATCTGCTTTATGCCCAGGGACATAGTTTCAGGGCAATTGCTGATATGCTTCGGACGCATCCGGGATGTGAGAGGCTGACTCATAATACAATCAAGTCCTGGGCGGATACAAAAGATGAAAACGGTTTATCATGGGATGATAGAAAGAAAGAAGTTACTGCGCTAATGCGCAAGAATGAAAGCGCGGTTGTTGTTAAGACTCAGCAGGAAATTATGGAAACAGCCCGGACTGTATTGTCCGGTGTAATTGAGGAGATCTCAACGGGCGGCCTGAAGTTTAAAACAAAGGACGCCGCGATATATGGATTCAAAGCTCTGGCTGAATGGCTGGAGCGTGTTGTTGATAAAGAAAAAAGGATCAGCATCGAGGAGCAGGTAGAGATACTATGGGAATCGATGCATGAGATACCGGAAGTTTCTGAAGTTCTTTCAAAACATGAAAAGGCCCTGATGGATAAATGGCAGAGTAAAGCACTGGCAAGGCTGAAGAAAAAATGACCGATGTATTTGATATAGCCGGGCGCAAATTCAAGGAGAAGTTTGGAATACTTACTTTTCCTGACTGGTGTGCGAAGAATATTAAACTTAACATCGGGGGGAGCATTATCCCCTGGAATCTTGACGGACATGAGTATATGAGGGAATTGTACAATCTTCCGGATGTACCGAGGGAGACTCATCAGAAAGCTGCACAGATGACCGTATCGACCTATTGCCTTCTCAGGTCATTTTATCGAATGGATAGACATGCCATGAAGGTTGTCTATTACTTCCCGACCGATGAAGATGTTAAAGATTTTGCCCAGGACAGGGCAAATCCCATCATTGATAATTCAGAACTGTTGAGTTCAAAACTAAGCCATGACAAAGCAGATAATCTTGGGCTTAAACAGATGGGAAATTCCTCCTTATATTTTCGTGGAGTATGGACTAAGCGTAAGGTAAAGAGTGTTGATGCTGATATGGTTGTTAAGGATGAGGTTGATGAAGCTAACCAGGAGAATCTGATTTTTGCAGATGACCGTATGCTTCATTCAAAGTTTAAATTCGGTATGGAACTATCTCAGCCCTCACGTCCTGACTTTGGAATCAATAAAAGTTTTAAGCTCTCTGATCAGAGATTCTTTATGGTTAAGTGTCCAGGATGCGGAAAATGGAATAACATTGTTGAGAAGTTTCCTGAAAACCTGATGAGCAAGGGCAAGGACGATAATCTTACTGCATGGCTTGGTTGTTCCAGGTGCAGAAGAAAACTTGACCGGACGAATGGGAAATGGGTAGCGGCTTACCCGTCACGATCAAAAGATCATATCGGTTTTCTTGAAAGCCAGTTGTTTTCAAATACAGTAACGATGGAATTTATCTATAAGAAATTTACCGGAGCTGTACTATCATCAGAGAAAAAAAATGTATGGATCTCAATCATTGGGAAACCGTACCGGGATTCAGAACTATGTCCTTTTACTGATTCTCTGATAACAGCAGCTGAAGGTAAAAACGGTTTCGAGAAGTCGGCCTTTTCAAGTTTCATGGGTATTGACGTCGGCGATGTCTGCCATGTAACTATATGGGGATGGAATGGGCGGAGACTCAGATTTATTTATGCCGAGGAAGTTCTGGCAGATAATGAGCCGAGGTTTCAGTACCTGATAGAGAAGTATAATTCATATTTTGTAATTGATGCGATGCCATATAAGAATCTGTCAAAGCGGTTATGCCTTAAATATAAAGGCTGGGGAGCAATGCAGTATTTTAAAGGCCAGGCTCTTCATGAAAAGAGCGAGGGTGAGGGTGAATATGAAGTACCTGTTGTAATGCATGACAGGACTGAATCAATAGATGAGATGTCTTCGATGTTCGGCGAAGGATTTTTTGAATTCCCTAATCCAAAGGCATTAAAGCCTGGTGAGATTGAAATTTACGAGAAATTTAAAGAGCAGATTAAAAACCTTGAGAAGGAGAAAATTCTGGATAGAAATGGATATGAGGTTGCGGTGTACAAGAAGAATATACCAAACCACTTTGGAATGTCTATGAACTCTGCGTTTATTGCATTCCGTACAGGCAAGGGACGGTTTGTTCCTTCCGTTGATCCTTTATTCGGATAATAACTATGATTATAGATAACAGAAATAGAATCAGAAAGCATGAAGAGACGGCAGCAGTGCCGGTACAGATCATGCTTTCGCCTGATGGCGGGAATGCCAGGCGCGGCGGTTTTATTTCAGAACTGGGACGCTACTCTGAGATGAAGGATATCCATCCTCATTATATGTTTGAGTTCATAGATATAATATCCTGGCTTTCTATATTCAATCCGGACATGTCCCAGACTGTAAAGAAGATAGTAGCACTGGGGAATGTGGGGCACACCGTTGAGATCACAGGGAGCGAACGGGCAGCAGAAGCAGCATTGATTGAAATGAATGACTTTGCTAAAAATGCATTTCCGAACAATGCCGGTGCAGACGGTTTTATTAATCAGCAGTTCAGACAGATTATTGTAAAAGGTGCTTTGTGTCAGGAAGCTGTACCCTCTCTATCACTGGACAGAATCGATGAGATTTATCAGGTGAAAGTATCATCAATAAGGTTCAGGTTTGAGAACAACAGGTTTGTCCCGTACCAGGTACAGGGCATTGAAAAAGTAAGGCTGAATGAAGAGACTTTTTCGTATATTCCCCTGACGACTGAAGAGGATAATCCTTATCCGATACTCCCTTTCCTCTCAGCCCTGCGATCTATAATTCGCCAGGACAAACAGTGGGAAGGAATTGATGAGTTCTCTGCTCTTTGGGGGTTGATGGGCTTTACACATATGACAGTGGATCTCCGCCCGACTATGAAAGAGACAGAAGATGAATTCCGCAAACGTGCGGGAAGAGACCTTGAGCGATATTACAAAACCTTTACTGAAAACCGCAAGAAGGGAGTGGCCGTCACAGGCCCTAATATAAAGCTTGATCATAAGGCAATCGGCAAAGGAACCGGACAGATGAGCGAGGTAATGGAGCAGACACACCAGGCAATTACAAGCGGACTTAATATTGACCCGGCACTTCTGGGTTATGCATATTCAACCACCGAGACTTATGCAACTGTGTGTTATCAGACACTGCTCGGTGAGATCTCAAATATAAGGAGAATTGTAAAACGCGGGAACGAGCATTCATATAATAAACATCTGCTGCTTAGAAGGATACCGGCATCATGTTCGATGAAGTTTAATGCCGCTCCGAGTTTAAACGCAAAGGAAGAGGCTGAGACCAAAGAGATCAACCAGAGAATGGTTTATGAAAGATTGACAAAAGGTACTATTGGCCCGGATGACGCGGCACGTGAACTTGGATATGATTCAGCGTTCAGAAAAGATGATACCATGCCGATTAATCCGGGATTCACTTTTCAGTTTGATCAGGAACAAAACAGGTACAGTTTTGTCAGGGAATCGATTCAACTCGGTTCCGAAAAAAAAAAGACCATGAGTATTCACAAGTTCTTGGATTAGAAGAGGGTTATCTCTCGGAGTTCTTTGAAATTTATAAAAAGAAGTATGGGGAGTTTCTTTCCGGATTTGAGTATAGAGTTGATAAAGATAAACTGTCAGATTCTATACTCGCATACATGGAACAGAAAATGGGAAATGAACTCCCCGCAGAAGCTGCTGACATTATTAAAAAGTGGTCTGATAAAAGTTACAAGTTCGGGCTTGGTCAGGAGTGGAATGATGACAAATGGAAGGTCACTGACCGTAATGCGATTAACTTTTTTAAAGAACATGACCAGTATTTTTTTGGTAAGCAGTTTCAGCATTACGCTCCGCAGATGAGGGAGATAGTCGAAAACGAACTTAAAGGAGTCGCACGGGCTTATGATCCGAAAGTGATGAAAAGCTTAAAGGAAAAGATGGGTGATGAATTTGCTCATCCAAAAATAACAGATTATTATGATCTTGTTGTCCGTAACGCGGTGAATAAATCGAGGAACTTCGGCAGGACATTGAGTTATGAGAGACTTGGAATATCAGAACTTGAGGTTGTGGCAATACTCGACAAAAAGACTTCAAAGATATGCAGGGAGATGAACGGACGGATAATAAAGACAAGCGTGGCGGCTGATCATGTAAGAGATGTTTTGAAAACTCCGATGGATGAGCTTACAGAACAGTTTGCCTGGCCGAATGACAATGATGCAAAGAAATTCGCGGAGATGTCAACTGACGAGATTATGGGAAAGATAAAAGTTAAGCTTCCGCCATATCATGCCAGATGCAGGACAACTACTGTTATCAGCATGG